GGAGGACCAGTTTCAGCATTTCCTGTTCTTATAATCATTGCTAAAGCATCATCACTATATTTATTAAGCTTATATAAAACTTCTTCTGCTATTGATTTTATGTCTTCTACCATAGGTGTAATTTAGTCCTTTTTTGGGAAATAAAAAAGGGGGAATGCCCCCCTTAATTATTTAATTAATGATTAATACTTCTTATTTTTTCTTGGCTTTTTTTGTTTCTTTTTTGGCTTCTTTTTTGGCATTTATTTTTTTCCATCCTTTATCTAACCATTTTTTAATTCTTATATCACCTTCACTATATTTTCTTGTTAGAACTTCTCCTTCTGGTGTTGTGAATTGTATTTTAACCATATAATCCTCTTTTTAATATATACATATGGGGGCAAAAGCCCCCATACATATTATTGATTGTCAATTAACCATTAATTGGTTTAAGCATCCATTAGAGCAAACAATCTTTTGTTTGTTCCACTATTGCCAACCAAAGTACATCCCCAAACACTATCAGCAACAAATCTTGTTGATAATGATTCTAGATGATAGTCACTTTGAACACGAGCTTTCATTCCAGAAGCATAAGCGATGTTTATGCAATCCTTATGAACTAGGTATCCAGCCAAGTGGTCGCCTTCACCAGTTTCGCCAGTGGTTGCGTTAAACACAGGTGCTGTACCTTGTGTATATGATGAACCACCTGCTGCAACATATACAAAGTTATTAGATACAACAACATTAACCCCACCTAGCTTACCAGCGTAGCCACTAACTAAAGGAACTTCGCCACCAAAAGAACTTCCAACGCCATCGTACTTAGCGAAATCAGAATTTTTGAATAAGCTGCTATATGTAGCTGGTGCTAAAACTAATGTCCAATCTTCTAAAGCTGAATCATTTTCATATATTGTTTTAATCATGTTAGAGACACCTGCGACATCTATATTATAACTACCTGTTGCTGTAAAGTCAATGGTTTGTTGCATTAATGCACCATCAGTTTGACTGTTGGCATCGTCAGAGTGAGTAAGTGTTGTGAATAACTTTTTAGATATATAGTAATCTATTTTCTTTGCTAAAGCATAACCAAGTTTTTGAGTATATATATTCATAATATCATAACTTGATTGACTTTTTGCAATATCAGATACTGAAAAAGCTGCATATGCAGATTCATTCACTGTTAGTTGATACACGCCACTTGATGCTGTTGTGTCATCAAATGAAATAACATTTTGTGTATCATGTTGAAGTGCTGCTGCGTCTCCACCATATAGGTCAGAAGCTACAAGCTCATCGTGTTGTGGTAAGTGGATTAAATCCCCACCCCCAGCAACCATTGCAGATAAGTCAGTCGCTAAATTTCCATATACAAGAGCTTTTTCCATGTAATCTTTTACTGATGCACCCCATATTTCTGGGATAAAGTTGTGTAAACCTGCATCAACCGAACTGTCTTGCAATCCAGCCGTCAAAAACGGTTTTGATGTTGGTGCTAAAGCCATTTTTTATTCCTTCCTAAAGAAATTACCTTTTATTCCTTTGTTGCAAGGTTTGTTCGTAATAAGCTCTTTTTTCATCATCAGTCATTTCGCCATAAGGCTTTTCGAGATTCATATTTCGAGCTATCCCAAGACTTGCTTCAGGAATAGAAGGTTTATTTTGAGTAAATTGTTTCGCTATATAGCGTAAGCTTTGCATACTTTCGTTTTGCAAACCTTCTCTATCTTGTTCAGGCAAAACAGAAAGAAGTTCCTCTCTTTCGGTTGCTTCCCAAGTTTGATACTTTTCTTTATATTGTAAAGCGTCGTCTAATTGTGTTTTTAAAGTTTCAGAAAGTTCTTTATATTTTTCTTGTTCTTCCAAAGACTTCATTTTAGACCGTTCTTGCTTTTTTTGATAAGATTGTATCTGGGCTTCAGCTTCTTGAGCTCTTGAACGCTGTTTCTTTGCGTTTTGGATTTCGTCAAAGTATAAAGCCTTATAATCAGTTCCATCTACTTCAGTAGAAGGAGTTAAGTCTTCCTGACTTTTTAAATTTTCTTCATTCATCCGAATGTTCCTTTTTTAAGTGTTTAAATTGTGGGAAAGTTAACACTAACTAATCCCAATTACCAAATTATTTTTATTTTCACAATACTTTTCTATCTCTTTAAAAGATTCTTCTGTTAGTTCAATTCTTTCTAATTCCGTTCCATTTCCTTGCAAGTCCACATAGGCTTCTGTTTCTTTTTCTACAATTTCAATATTTTCTAATAATTCACTTATTTTCTTTTCAAGTGATTCTAAAAGTATTAATTCTATGCTTTTCCTTGAAGCCATTGTAAATCTCCTATATTATTGTCATCTTATATTCTTTCGGACTTTTACCTTGAGAAGCTCTGACATAGGATTCATTTAAATAATTAAAAAATCTTATTTGTTGTTTTTTCCAAGATGCTCCTGTATTTGTTCTATATGTAGCAGGAACCCCAAGCCATTGCCTTGCAGGTACTTTTTTGCTATTTGTATTCCACTTACCAGCAAATTTATGTGACTTTCCACGCTGCGTAAATCCTTCGTTTTGCTTTTTAGCATAAGCTAAATTTTCACCAGAAACTTTTCCCTTTACCCCACTAGGGTCTTTAATTGTAACAGTAGTAGTTCCTACATCAACAACTACACTTTCATAATTACCATTATATAAACCTAAAGACTTACCTTGTTTCGTATGTGTCCCTATTGCTCTTACCAAATCTCCAGAGTTAACTAAAATAGAATCTTTCGTTTTTTGAAAAGCGAACCCATCAATATTAAAATTTCTTCCACCTGCTTTATATGGCTTCATCCTAATATCTTTACCTGATTCACCAAATTGTTTTGTTTTTTGCCCAGCCAATTCTCTTTGTCGTATCAATTTGCTAAATTTAGTTAAATGTTTAAATTGTTTCCCCCTAACATCATATCCACCTTGCACTCCCTTTAGCATCCTTCTTCTTACATTTTCCCCTAATTCAACCATAACTGTTTTAAAGACTTTAGAACTCAACGAACTATTGTTCTTTGCAAAAACTCCAATAGCTTTAGTTGATTGAATTAGATTTTCAAGATGCCCTTTAGCCATTTATTTCTTCTTTATCCATTTCTCCAACAACTTTATTATCTTCTTCGATTTTATTAATAGACATATTTTCATTAACAATTAATTGAGCTTGTTCTATATTCAAATCTTTATTATCACGAACCATAATCTTTGCTAGGGTAGTTTGTCCATTCCTTAAATCCCAATCATCACGCAATATTTGTTCTTGAGTACTTGTTGGATATTCCATTTCAATAAAATCAATTCCAAAATCATTCCCTATTGAAGCCCCTTGTTGTTCAGCTAATAATCTTTCTATTTGGAAGAACTTGTTTTCATAATCTCTCCACAATTCTATATCATCTTTTAAATCTTCAATAGCTTCAAGGTCTTTTATTTGTAAAGCCAATCCACTTGGGGTTTCACCTCCATCTTGAGCAAATTGTATGTGCAAATGATTAGCTAATGCAACAAGTTCTAATTGAAATTTTAAAGCTTCAATTGTATCTACAATATTTCCTCCAGGGGTTGCTATTCCATAAGTAGCCCCTTCAGGCAATACAATTGTTGCATCTGTACCTCCACGAACCATAGCTCCAGCATCTGGAACTCCAGTCGCATATGGTTGCCCAAACATTTGATACCTTAATCCAAGTTGTAATTCAGTCAATGTAATATTAACATGTTGATTGCAATTTATTATATCCATTGCCCCTTCAACAAAAAATGAATCTATTTGATGTTCACGATGCAAGAAAACAAATGGTAATCTTCCTAGCCCATGAAAAACTTCTTTCATAACTATCCCATCTGCATTATATTCAATATAAAATTCGTCATCCCAATATGCAAACATTTCATCATTAGCTTGACTTGGGTCATCATACCCAGGTAGTATTGGGTAAGAAATTGCAACTGGTATTAAGGCATCTTCTTCAAAAAATGGAACAAAATAATAAATTGGCTTGTATTTAAATCCTAATTCATTATCAAATGCAATATTTACAGCCACAGTTCCTAATAATCTTGTCATTCTTTCTAAATGCTTAAATGTAGCATCTTTATTTTTTGTAAATAATTCATAAGATTCATTTGCATTTCTTTTAGAACCTAAAGTATAAATTCTTGATAATTTATTTATAAATTTTCTTGTTATGTTTGCTTCATATACAGGGACTTCTTGATGGGATTCTGAATCAAAATAAGGTTCAATATATTGATTAATTGAAGTACCAGTGTAAAAATCTAAATATTTTTCAATTTCAATTCTTTTTTGCCTTAATCTACCAACTTTATAATCTTGCAATGATTGATTAATATAATCTTTTGCATAAATTGACATTCTATCTCCTTGCGAACTCTAATTTTTGTTGTTTTATAGGAAACCTGTTTAAATAAAAATATCTTACCATATCGCACCCATGGTCATGGTAGCCATCTTTAATTGGGATTTCATTAAGGTGCTTCCCTTCTATATGTTCTGGATACCTGTAGTTTTCTAAATCTTCAGCAGCCCCTAAACATTTTTTATCTAAATGCAAATATCTTTTTCCATCAGCGTTTTCAATGAAGTTTCTTACATGGGAAATCCCCTCTACTAATTTACGACTAATTTTATCACGAACAAAGCGAACAATTATTCCGTTTTGCCTAAATCTTTCAATATCCGATGTTCCACTTGAAGATTGCATTGCTACTCCAGCAGGGTCACCAAAGTGATGATGAACATTATACATTGCTTTTTTCCTTAATACTACCTTCATTAATTCATCAGTGCTTATTCTTTCTTGATGTAAGTATTCATCAATCATATTGACATGCCATTCCCCATCAATTCTATAAGTTTGAAACCATCCAACAGCAGGCATTCTAAAGCCAAAGTCCATTGAACAATATGTAGGCAATAATGGATTGTAGGGGAAGTTGCCCATATCTTTGCTTCTATCAAAAGGATATACACGACCTGCAAAAGAAGTAAATTTAGCTCCATATTCTTGGTCAAATACTTCTATTGACATATTACGCTTGGCTTCAACCAAGTCTTCATCCAATTCACCACCAGGATAGGCATATTGATTTTCCCATGAAGGAGAATTAAAAGATGCCCAAGCTTCATCTTCTTTCCCTAAAAGATATTTATCATAAACCCAATTATATCCTTCAGGAGTGGTTATAAATAGTGCCTTACCTTTTCGGTCAGACAGAGTAGGTCGCAAGTACATATCCCAAACAGTTGCTTTTTGCTTTGCAGCTTCATCTAGCACAAGGAAATCTAAGCCTTCACCCACAAGTGAAGGAGGGTTATCAGCTGATTTGCCCTCAAATATACTTCCCCATTCTGTTTCGATGTACATGTCTCGGTAAGATGCACGACGAGTAGGTATGCCTTGCTTGTTTACTAACTCATTCCATACTTCACGAAACACCTTTTCTGCCAACTGGTATGATGGTGCTACAACCCAAGCCCTTTTGTTTGGCTGGGTAATTATTGCTTCTATCTCCTTGGAAGCAGCTACGGATTTCCCCCAACGACGCCCACAAACCGAAACAGTAAACCTTGCAGGTTCTTTAGGGAAGTGAAGTCTTTCTTGACCAGAGTGAGGTATGTAGTTAGTAAATTTAAATAATTTTTTTTTATATTGAAGAAATTGGTTATGGTTCATATACAACTAATGGAGTCCTATTACTTATATACTCTATATATATACTCTTATTATTATATATATACTCTATATAGTTACTCTTACAAAGTTTCTTTCTTTTTTGCTTCTTTTTTCTTTCTTTAAAATCTTTCGCCACGAATTTCTCCAAATTTAATTAATTCAAGGCGTTCTAATTCATCCCACCATTTATTCCTAACGCTTTGAGTTTGACGACCTCTTGGCAACAATTCCAAGCCAACTTCTTTTGCTCTTTTTCTTCTTTGATACATATTTTTTTGAATTTGTACTTTTTCTAATTTCTTTTTTTCGTATTGCGTAGATAATGCATTGCGTCTTTGCTCATCATGTTTCCTAACACCAGGATTGTTATTAACGGGATTACGATTAGGCAAATCAATATCCTTACCAACAATGTCATGATACTGACTACTAATAAGCTTAAGGTCATCAATGACTTCATCATTTTCAATAAATTCGGCATCTTCTATTTCCTCAGTTAAATCATACTTTAAAAACTTTTCAAAAGGGCTAACAACTTGAAC